GAGGTTAGCTATGAGTAACCAGAATTCAAGCTCAGAATACGAATTTGGAAAGTGCAGACTCTGCAATAAAGATACGGTATTATACAAAGGATTATGTGTCGATTGTCAAAATACGGATGTTCCTGATTTTTTAAAAGAATTATTAAATCCAAAGGATAACAATGGAAAACAATAATCCCAATTCTTTGTGGTCTGACTTCTGGTCTGAGAGCCTTAAAAAAGAAAATCAATCTTCTATTTTTATTAAAGAACCTCCAACTGTAAAAGATTTTACTCATAATTGGATTCATTCTCCTCTATTTCCAAAACAAGAAAATTTATTAGATTTAGGATTTACTAAAGATTATAAAAACTTATCTACAGAGTATAATGAATTTGTTATTGCATGGGGAAAACGATGTGTGTCTGGAGATACAAAATTAGTAGATGAAAAAACCAAAAAAGAATATACTATTCAAGAATTAGCAGAGAATAACAAATCTATTCAAATTAAAAGTGTTTTTATTGATAGTTTTGGAAACCGAACTAAGATTGTGGTTCCCACCGGAATTCCTTTTCTAAAAGGAAAAAGTAAGCTATTTAAAATTACATTAGAATCTGGAGAAACTATTATAGTAGGAGAGCATCATAGATTTTTAACTAAAGCTGGTTGGAAAGAATTAAAAAATATAACAGTTAATGAAAAAATATTAGCAGATTCAAAAAAATCTATTTCTCCAGAAGTGGAGTTGCTTAGAAGGGAAAAAATAAGTAAAACTATGAAACAAAATCCGCCCAAGCATTTATTTAATAAACCTAAAAAGATCATTGAAAAAATTACACAAGGAGTTAACCGATTTTATAAATCTTTAACCAAAGAACAAATAAATAATACATACAACACTTGGAAAGATTTAACTGAGAAAGAAAGACAAGAAAAAATAAATCATTTATCAGAAGTTTGTTCTGGCAAATATGGAAAATTTCCTTCTAAAAATACTTATTCTAAAGAAAAAAGATTTCTTTCGTGTAGATTCTGGAAGCGATTAAGAAAATTAATAATAGAGTCTTACGATTTTACTTGTCAAGTTTGTAAAATAAGAGTGGAAAATTATTCTTATTTCGATGTTCACCACATAGATAATAATAGATTTAATAATAACCCAGCTAATTTATTATGTTTATGTCATAAATGTCACTCTTCTTTACCTAAAACAAGAGAGGATAAAAGTGTTAATATATAAAAAAATAAAATCTATAGAATATGTGGGCGAGGGAGATATTTATGATATTGAAGTACCTCAAACAAACAATTATATTGCTCAGGGGTTTGTAAATCATAACTCTGGAAAAGACGTTGTCATATCTACCCAAATAATCTTAAATATAGTTTGGCTTCTTCATTTAAAAAATCCACAAAAATATTTGGGAATTAAAGATGGAGAACCTATAGATATAGTAAATATAGCGTTCGATGCTGATTGTGCTACCTCTGTATTTTTTGAGAAATTAAAAAGGTTAGTTAGAGAAACAAAAAATCCTGCTACTGGACAAAACTTTTTTGAAGAACAAGGAATGGATATAAACAAGGCTGTGCAGGAAAATAAAATACTGTTTCCTAAAAATATCCGGGCGTTTTCTGCGAATTCTACGAAGTATAAACTTGAGGGAAAAAATATAGTATTAGCGGTTTTTGACGAAATAGCACAATTTAGATTTGATAGGGCTGAGGCTATTCGCAAACACATTAAATCTTCTGCAAAACCAACCTGCCCAAAATATTATAAATTATTCTACATATCTTTTCTTACTTCTGGAAATGACTATATGGCACATTTATTGGATATGTCAGAAAAGGGTGATGGTAAGATGTATTATGATCGATCTGCTACTTGGGAAGTTAGGTCAGAAATAAATTGTCCAGAAGAACTAAAACCTTATATAGTTAAAAAATCAGAATTCGGAGATGAATATGATGAAGATCCAGAAACCGCAATGTTAATGTATGAGTGTAAAATACCTAAAGTATTTGCCAATTCTTTTATTCGACAACCTCAGAGAATATTAGATTGTATTGGAAAAATAGATGATGAAACTTTTCGTTCTTCTCCAATCATAGAACCTGAAAATATATGGTCATATAATCCACTTGAAGAAGAATTTGAACCTTGGTTTAAACCATATACTACAGAACTTATTTGGAAATTACAACAAGAATATGAAAAAAATCCTTCTAATGCTCTTGAGGAAAAAATCAAATTTGAAAAAGATTTGCATAGCAATGGTGAATACTATGTACATCTTGATTTATCTCGTGGCGTTGTGGATTGCGGAGGCCTCGTTTTAGGCCACAAATATAGAGTTTTAGACCAGAATAAATTATATATAGATTTAATGTTACAAATTCGAGCAGATAAAACAATAGATAAAAATGCTGAAATTGATATGACTCAGTTATTAGATTTTGTAATTAAAGTACTTAAAAATAAACTTAAATTTCCTATTTCTAATTTATCTGCCGATGGATGGAATTCTGCCCTATTCTTCAATATATGCGAAAAAGAAAATATACCTTGTGAATTGGTATCTTTGGAAAAAAATAATATTCCTTATGAAACTTTAAAGACTTTTATTTATAGTGGCAATATAAATTTTTATCCATATCAAGTTGCAATCCGAGAATTAACAGAATTGATTATTGAGAATAAAAAAGTAAATCATCCAAGAAAAAGCCAGTGGAGAATGAAAGAGGAAGGACTTCCATTAGGCAGTAAAGAAATTTCAGATTCACTTTCAGGCGTAGCTTATTCATCAACCAAAGATGATGATGAAGGTGGTTTATCATACGCAAGCACTTAAATTTAGAGTATAACTTAATCGTTTTTATTATATACCCACAAAAAGGAGATTATAATGCCAAAATTAGTAAAAAAGACTAAAAAACCATTAACTCGTAAAACCAAAGCTCAAGGATTTAGGGAGCGAGAACAAGACTCTGGCTTTGGATTATCAAATAATTATCGACCATTAGACGAGCTTACGGTTACCCAAATCAGAGATTTTATTGTAACATCAGCTTGGATTGATTCTTGCGCCGCTATTATAGCCGATGAATGTATTAAGTTTCCCCTGCAAACAGATCCAGTAAATCCAGATATAGATTCCTGGTTAAAATATCCATCTAATATAGAACCTCTATCTATTATTAGAAAAAAATATATTAAGGATATGACCCGATACGGTAATGGTTGTTGTATGATAGAATATAAAAAAGGAAAACCCTCAAGACTGATACCAATTGCCGGTTATTTATTAAGACCTACTACCGATGACCCACCGAAATATAATATACTAAAAATGACTAATGGAAATTTTAGTGAGGGTAGTTATGTTACTATTCTTGATAAAAACAATAAAGAAGTTCCTGCGGTATATAAAGATAGAGAAATTATGCACTTTGCTATTGATATAGACGCAGATTCCGCTTTAGCTCGAAGTCCACTAAAAAAAGTATATAATCTTTTACAAGCGGATGGTTATATTAATCAGAATTTAGCACAATTTACATCTAAAGGTTTTTATATGCCATCATTTTTATCTCTTGAAAAAATAGGGGATAAAGAATTTAAAACTTTTGTGGAGTGGCTAAATCTTCAAGTAGAAGAAGGATCTAAATTTTTTGGAGTAAATAAAAAAGCAAGTTCTACAGCTATTCCTCATTGGTCTGCTGAAGATATTGTTAAAGTATCCAGGTGGATTGGTTTATGTGTAGCAAATGTATTTAAAGTTCCTCCTTTTATGCTTAACCTTATAGAAGACACCGGCTCACTTAACGCTCGTGAACAAAGACAACGGTTTTTGGAAAACGTAGTGGCTCCTATAGTGGCTTATGAAGGTCATCTTTTCACTTTAATATTAGCTAAAAAAGGATTTAAAAATTTTGAAGTTGAAATTTCTGCTCCCGGACTTGGAACAAAATTAACATCTGATAAAGCTAAAATAGCAAGATTGGTTTACCCGGATGGAGAGATTTTAACTCAAGACGAAGTTCGTAGGTTCTTCTTCGGATTAGACCCAATTCCTAATAATAAAAAGGTTCAGAAAAGTATAGAATCTTAATTTTATTCCCGGTTAAAATAAGCCGGAAAAACAAAAGGGTAGAGAATTTATATCATATAAATCATTTCTCTACCCTTCTTTATTTTAAGACGCTTCTAATAATCTTCTTTGTAAAATAATGGTTTGCTTTAAGAAATAATCTTTTTGTGCTTGTAATATGTCAGTTGAAATACCTATATTATTCTCATTTAATCTATTTGCTAAAGTTACCCTCGTTTCTTGTTTTATACAATCAAAATGAACTTCTTTAACTTTTAAACTTGATCGTTCTACCGCAGATAATGATGTGCCAGTTAGTGATACCAAATCCCCAAGTTTTATCTCAGTATGTAATCCATCTAAAAGCAATTCTCCCCCATAAGATGGTTTATAATAATCTGCTAACCTATAAGCCATATATTGTAACATCCAAGTTGGAGTTGCTGTATAAGTAGAATTAGATGAACTTTGTAATAGTGCTAATTCATAAACAAGAGTTCCTCCAAAATTTCCCGTATCATAAATATAAGAATTGTGTGAAGTTTTATAAGTTCCATCATTGGCTCCGGTAACTACAATTCTTGACCTACTATTAGTATAATCCGTAACGGGAATCCAACTTAATACTTTATTTGTGCCTACCAAAGACCCTTCAGACGGAATAGCAAAAGAGTGAACAGTTGTACCAAATGTATCTAAAATCAAAATACCATTCTCATCTATCCAATAGTAATAATCTCCTGAAATAGAGCAAAGATAATCCAACACCTGTCCCAACGACTCCCCTCTATAATCAAAATCTATATCTAACACCTGGGGTAGATGATTAATATACTCAATACCTACTTTCTGTAATAAATCATCCGCTATTTGTTTTTCTGACCAATTATAATTTCTATATACTAATGGAGTACAAAATTGATCAAAATAACCTTTTAAATCACTACAAGCATACTCTATCTCCTGCTCACCAGAGGTCAACTTTCTATTTGTAGACCTAACCAATCCAGCAAAACTCGGTTGATAATCCCCATCTTTATTTATAATATATCCAAATATATAATCCCCCGGATCAAAATATCGAGAAGCATCAAATTTTGCTTCCTGAATAATAGACATCTTACTTCCCGACATGGAACGGGTTATACTTGATATATATAACTCTTTACTATTAGCATAAGCTCCATTGTTTGAAACTATACCCCCACCAGAAGTTACAAACTTTGAGTAACATCCAGAGGTCATAGCGGCTAAACGAGTATTTGCAGTTACTTTATTTGAAGAACCATTACCATAAACCGAACGATAACCGTTACCATCTGCATTAGGGTCTTCCGGCTCCTCTTCTTCAACTCCACCAACGGTACTTTCAACACTATCTTCACCAGTATCAGCAGAGTCAGACTTCTCTTCTTCACTAATAGAAATTATATCCTCTCCGTCTGAAGGATATAAATATACTGTAATCGTACCCGGATATGTTATTTGGTATCCTTCCGGGTCTCCAGACACATAAACCACGGCAGGCCCCGGAGTTTTCACTGGATCTATATTATAAATCGGAACCTGTAATTCTCCATACTGAACATCAAAAAATTTTTCACCTGATAATGCATCAGAAATATCAGATTCTCCTTTTATGGATAATCTCATAGAATTAAGCATATCGTCTAATCTATATGTATGCTCATTACTAATAAAATAACCATCTCCCGTATCTACTGATTGATAACTCTCATTACAAGCCAATAAATCGAATGTATCTATTCCTTCCCAATCCCATCCAATAATTTTATGAGTTGGATAAGAAGTTTTTATTCCTGCTAAAGTTGCACCCCAATCTATCCTCATCGAAGACGTTCTCAAAGTAGAAAATCCAGATAACTTTCTAATTTTCTTTGTAATCTCATCTCTCCCAAGAGCAAATATATCGTGTGGGTAAAATCCTGGAGCGGGTTCCCATCGAGCATTAAAATAAAGTCCATAATATCCACGTTGATAAAGTAATTTATAAATAGTAAAAGGTGTTCCATTTATTGCAGTATAAGAAATATGATTTCCCGCCGCGCTTAAATTTGGTTCTTGAAACCAGAAATGATCATATAATCCCCCTATCTCTTCTATCGGCCCATGCGAGAAACCCACTCCAGCTTCTGTCAATTGCCCAATTATCGGAACTACCGCTTCCACAACCTTAGCAGAATGATAAACTCTACTATCAATACTCGATTTTTTATATCCTAACAATGTATAATCCATTATATCCTCTCCTCAAAACTATATTCTACCTCTTCACAAAAATGAATTTCTCCAGGTTTAATTTCAACTCCCGTATCAGGATTTTTTGCTACTAATCTATAACTAAAATCTTGTTCTGAATATTCTCCAGAAGATAAATCTGTAGTTCCTACTCTTCCTAAAATATCAGTAGTTACATACAAAACCTCCGCTGATTCGTAAATAGGAATATCCATTCCTTTATAAACTTGAACAGTTGATAATATCATATAATAAGGAGTTCCGTCTAATGTTGTTCTTATTATTTTTACTATAGCGAGAGGAATGTATCCTTGCTCATTATAAATATTAACATCTGACTCTGAAAAAGTTTCTAAACTCGTATCCCCCAAACTTAAAACTCCCGCGGTACTTAATAATATTAATTTATTCTCTACAATAAAATTAGTACTATCGGGATCTTCTATTGTATTATCTAAAACTGTTTCTGGAATTGCTATTTCTGCACTCGGAGTTTTTAATGTACCAGACGAAACGGTCAAATCTCCTGTAGCTCCATCTACCGTATATGTATCACACCCATCGACGGTTCCAACTATATCTATAGTATCCATATATTCTCCATCTACATAAATATCTATAGATACCGGCAAAGACCCATCCTCAAATATTAAAGACCTATTATTAAAATCAACCGACACACTCACGTCAGAAGCAAAATATTTTAACGTATAATTTTCTTCTATATATTTTGTCGAATAATAATAACGAATATATAATGTTCTACTTCTCTCAAGACTACTTCCACCGGCTAAACTATTTGTCGGAGAAACCGTTATAGTATAATTTGAAACTGTTGCTTTTGTTGACCAATTAACATTATCCCAAGAATAAGAGTATTGTTTTGCGTGAGTATAGGTATTTATTGTTGTATCCCCACCCACATACAACGGGTTACTTCCCAAAGCCGAATGATATTCTATAGCATATTCTACGGTTTTTATTTCATTATTCAAATCTTTTACTTTAACTATTATTTTATCACAATTACTAATATCTTGTGGAGTTATTGTTATCATATCATTAATATAATTTCCATCTCCAAGAGTTCCCGTTAATTCTATTTCAGTTGTACCATATACTGCTTTTATTTTTTCTATTAAAGATATTGGTTGATTTAATTTTAATATCCAATTATCAGCTCCTAAAAATAATCTATTCGATATTTTATAATTATTAGAACCAAATTTATTATATACATTTGATATTCTTAATTCTGGATTAAAAGTTTTTTGATTTACCATTATAACCAAATTAGAACTTCCAATTCCAACCGAAGTTATTTTTATTTTAATTGGTGTTTTATTATAAACAAATTCATCAACTAATTTTATAACCTTATTATATGAAGAACTATCTGCCGGAATTGTTATTGTAGAATTTAAAACATCATCATTATATATTTCTATAACAGTATTTCCAGAACTTCCTGTATTTCCTAAAGATATATTTGCAGTATCTAACACCCCACTAACAGAAGCTTTAAATAAAAATTCGTATATAGCCGGTGTAACAAAAAATAAAGGATATGATATTATATTAAATAATTTTTGAGTAAATATTAATTTCCACTTCAAACCAAAAACAGAAGAATGTAATTTTGATAATTGCCACTTAAATCCAAAACTCCCAGTTCTTAATTTAGTCAATCCCCACTTTAAGAAAAAACTGTATGATATTATATCTAAAGTAGTAAATGTTAAATCTTCCCCATAAACTGTTCCACTGTCATCTATCTTACTGGCACAAAATCTAAAGTGATATTCTGTATCTTTATCTAATTCTGAAATATCTGTATAATAACTTCCTATTGCAGATTTAGTTTCTTTATCAGTAGAAGAACCATATCCATCAGTTAAACCATATTCCCACCAAATCTTTATATTTTCTTCTCCAGCTAAATCACTAACCGATCCATTTAATCTTACAGAATCACTTTCTATATTAGAAGCGTTTTCGGTTGATATTTCTATCACAGAAACAGTATATTCATAACAACCAATATCGGGATATGTTTCTTCATACGTTTCTATATAACCAGCAACAACTATCCCGGCATTTCTACAGGGAGAATCGGTATCTACTTCCGCCCCGGCAGACGTTAAAAAATCTGGATTTGATGTAATGTCATGCGCCCCCAAGCTTCCATATTTTTTGTTAGAATAATTATTATAAAAACTATTATAATCCTCTACTATATTAGTAATCGTAGCACTATTATAAATTGCTGTTCTACAGTTTTCAAAAATACAGTCTTTAACATTTAAAGTTCCACCAGAGACTCCATTTGTATCAGGAGCCAACGCTCTACAATCATAAGTACCATTGATAAACCCACGAAAAGTACTTTTATATGCTGAAACTCCATCATTATATGGAGAAAGCATCCCACAAGGTTGTCTTGTTGAACTCCAATTTTGAGCTAATAAAAAACATCGAATTATTTCAAATCTAACTCCCTTATCAGGATTATATCCCTGAAAAATACTGTTCCAATTTGAAGCGACATTTGAAATAAAATTTTGGTCGAAAATTATAGTAACATCATATATACTAAATTTATAGGCTTGGTCATAATAAATCCAAGTACGTCCAGCAACACTTCCAGTATATAACGTTAATGGTTTGATAATAACTTTAGTATAATCATTTGAATATGAGTGAATTGTTAAATTTTTTGTGCCAATAGTTCTACCAACTTCTTCATCATAAGTACCATCTAAACAATATATAACATCATTACTTGAGGAAACATCAATACACTTATGAATATGTTTATATGGATTTTCTAAGCTACCGTTTCCCGTAGTATCATTTCCAGTAGGAGAACAATATAAATTTGCCATTTTTATTCCTTTTTAAACTTCATCATACTGATAAAATATTTCTAACTCCTCGTATCCAGCAATATTCAAATCTGCGGTATCATCTATTTCTAATTGAAACACCATAAAATTAGACTTATCACCTATATTAACTAATTCACCACCAATATCTAATTTATTTTCTTCTGTATAATTTAAAAGACTAACTCTTGTTCCTTGTGAAGATTCTCCATCGGTAGGCTCTGCATATACTATAACTGCGTCTGAATTTATCGTAATATCTAATCCTGTAGATAAACTTCCAGTTGTCCATATTTTAAAATTACTACATTTACTATTAGGAGCTTCATCCACCCTAAAACGAAGAAAAACCTCAAATGAATAGTTTAATCCACTTTCTAATATCTGAACTGGATAATCTTCATAAGACTCTACATTAGAATCTATAGATAAAAAGTAGAACTCACTCTTTGCTACTTCAGTTGCACCGTAATCTTGACCACTTCTTTGCTCCACACTAATTACCCCTGGCATTGTAACCTCCTCATCTCTCTGAGCCTCTTCTGAGCATATTCTGTAACAGATTTATCACTATAAAACTTCACACCTTCGCATAATAGAACTTCTTTTCCATCTGCTTGTAATACCTCTATTTCTATTTTATTATCAGTTCCAAACATTCCAACAATTCTCTTCATTTGATTTCTCCTTTTTTTAAAACATAGTATCAAAAAAATTAAATATTTCTGTAAACCAACTGAATATATTTTTTATTGAAGAACGCATATAAGCCGCTTTCCACCTACCCTCAGATTCTTCAGCAATAATTAAATAATTTTTATTTGAGTTAAAATTGTATGTAATATAATATACTCCATAATTTCCCCATTCAGTACCATAATCATCAAAAACTATATTGTTGGACTCATTTATAATTAAAAAATGAACTTGTTGTCCACTTTGAAAATTTTTAGCTACAAAACCAAATCTTTCTATACTCATATATTATTATATATTATGATGACGTTCTCCAGAATAGAATACTGGAGAATTTTAACGATATTAATTAAGAAAATAACCGCCCGTACCAACATCCACATTAATAGCATCTACAACCGATTTAATCGCATCTATTTTTCCAGTTGCCACGTCTACCTTTCCGTCAGTTGTGTCTACCACGACTTTAACCGCATCTACCTTAGTTTCAATAGAATCGGTTTGTGTTTTCACCGCATCTACCTTACCTTCAACGGTTCCAAGTGTAGTATTTACATCAGACACATCCACTGTCACAACATCAAACCCACGAATAGCCCGGTCACCATTAGTTGCAGAAGTTATTTTTTCCTGCCACAAACCAGCAACATCTGGTGTATAAGAAAAAGAATAAACCCCATCTCCACTTTCAGACATTACAGGAGCCGGATCTAAAACGCTTCCATCGGGTTTCCGAACTGTAACCACAAAATCAGCTATACCCGTGGCAAAACCAACCGCCATGTACAACACCTTACGTTCTTTGTTCATAACATTCATGTTTCCTCCTTTTAGTTAATAAAGCTCCCACTTTCCTTAATCCTATCTTGAAAATATCCACCAACAATTTGCTCATAAACTTCATTGTCCTGTATATCCAACATTCTTTTCAAATAATTTATAAATTCAATTGATGTATTAAATCTCTTTAAAATAGAAAAATATTTCAATAAATACTTCCCCCTTAATTCTTTTACAACTATATCATTAAACTTTCTTTTTAAAATAATCATTAAAAACCTCTATATTATTAGCCTTAATCTAATTGCTTTTGATAATTTTGATGTTTTATGTTATAACTCGTTTAATTTCAATGCTTTAAGTAATATTTATTGCTCTGTTGTAACTCGTTGATATTATTATAGTTATCTATCATATTAAATTTTTGCCTCTACAATGGCTTCAGATGCATTATTTACTTAAAAGTGAATATCTATACCGACTTTATAAATTCCATCCCTATTGTAGCGGTTTTAGAACATTCGTCTGGTTGAGATAAACTTTTAAAATAACAATCTGTTAATATTAACGTATTACCGTTTCTGCTTATAGTTAATGTTCCTTTTTGATTTACCAATGTTGTAATTAAAGTGTAAATATAAGATTCTAATTCTTCTCTTGTACTTTTAACAATAAAACAATTTAACTTTATATTTATTTGACCACCACCAATTTCTTCACCAGAATATAAAATTACTCCCGTGGCTCTGGGAACCGATTTAACAGATACCGCAGATTCCACGTTAAAAGAAATCCATTCGTGCCAACCAAGAGAAATTGGATCTCCCGTTCCATCTATTGAAAAGGTTACTCTTGAATAATCACTCATATTTTTCCTTATCTGCTACTACCAGACTTTTCTGATAATTTTTTTAGCTTATTACTTAAAATCGTTTCTTTTACCATCATTCCATCTAATAGAGAAATTATATTTGTATCATTTTGTGCTATTAATTTAGTAAGGTCATTGGTTTTCTTTTTTGTTTCTTCGGCCATTTTAGAAAAATCTCCACGCTTCCAGGATTCCATATCTAACATTTTCTGGGCTTTTTCTACCTTATCTAATGAGCTTCCTTTTCCCAATTCTATAGCCCCCATTTTTCCTGGAGTTGCTGCATTTTTAATTATATTCTCAAAAAATCCTTGCACCCATTCGCCTACAGATTTCCCCCCAACTTTTACATACTCACTAATAGCAAATCCAATTGCACCACCTATAATTGCCGCAGCAGTTGCACTAATAATAACACTTCCTACCGAAGCTCCGGCTATTCCAAAAGCCCCCGCTCCAGCTCCTGCACCAACAACATTAGGTATTCCACCTGCAATTCCCGGATTTACACCAGGAGCTATAGCCGAAGTATCCCCTAATATATATCTTGCATTTTGTAAAGCATTTAATTTTCCAACACCACGGGCGAGTCCGACACCACTACCAGCTACTTGTGCTACTGTCAAAACTCCTAAATCTTTCAATAATGTCGTAATAATACCACCTATCCACAGAATTACCATTGCAGATACTCCAGTTGTAATAAGTGGATGTTTTTTAAATGCTTGGGGAATAGCATTTATAAATCCTTTTGCGATAGAAACTCCAACCTCTACCAATATTGGTGTCATAGCCTGAATCTGTAACACCGCCCCCTTTCCAATAAACTCACCAATGGTTGTAAATACATTGCTAAACTGTGTTGTCATTTGTTCTATATAAGCACTAACTAAAGAAAATCCACTATTTAAAATATTAGATAAATTTGACCCAAAATCGTTTGATCCTTTAAATTTTTTATCAGTAGACATCACACCACCAGCAATTCCATTTTTTTCATCCGGCTTAATATATGAAAACATTGGCAATGTATAACTTTTACCGCTAAAAGCATCAAATATTTTTTCTACTAATGATTGAACTTTTGGAAACAAATCTTGAAAAATACCGTTTACCTGTTCTCCTAAATCCTTGAAAATAGCCGTTATTTTTTCTTTATTGCTTTCAAAAAATTTTTGAATTTTAACTATTCCTTCTGAAATTGTTAACATTGCCGGTTTAAATGCTTCTGCCATGGGTGTAAAAATAGTGTACCAAATATTAGAAAAGGCATTTTTTATTCTTTCAACAAAAGCCTCAACCGACTTATTCATCTGTAAAAAATTTGCTTCTAATATACTACTACCTTCGTCAGAATCTCTATATACCTTTAACAA